GTTTGGTCGAATCCAACTTGACGGTATCAGTACGCTTTGCGAATTGTTGGTGTAGAAACGCAATATATCCTTCTACCGTGTTCTCGCGTTTCGTTCTGACATTCTGATTAATATATGCCAATAATAGCTTTTCGTGTTGATGAAATACATCAGTATCACCTAACTTGGCTTGTAGCTCGGTTGCTTTCTTAACATGATCAAGAAATTTCTTGCGATCTTGCACCGGATAATCAAACGGTCCTGATACCTTAGTATCGACCAAATGTACATCATCATCCTTCCCAAATTGGGAATGATCTACCCCATATTGGGCGTGTAGAGTACCGTCCTTATCAGGCACATATTGCGTATGAACCGCAATACCCACCTTCGATTTTAAAATCTTGCGGCCCTCAGTTGAATTCTTAGGAACATTATATGTAAGCGTATTCGGAGTGAAAGATAGATTATCTTTATATTCTGACACATCATGGCCCACATAAAGCACATCTCCTTGGAATATTCCCTTGCGAGGTGTGACCTTCTTCAAGACCTTCAGAAGCATTTTCATGCGTTCTGCAAGGTGTGGCTGATGACCATGATTAGCATCAATGTCTTCCGGGGTAAAGTTCACTTTTGGTGTCTTATTAAAATATGATTTTGTGCCGACAAAAAACTTGCCGTTATTCGGATCATGACCCCAAATGAGAGACGGTGAGCCATCCATCTTCATCGACAATGAGAAATCTGGCTTACGGCGACCACCAGATAGATACTCATGCGCCATTGTCAGAGTTGACAACATGTCATGAAAACCTTCTCCTTTATCTCGTAGGAGAGAATCCTCGACATGATCAAAATGTTGTTTTGGTTTCCGTTCTTCTGTTAGATATTCAGCAGCTTCTTCATCGATCAGAACTACTGCATTAACCGAATGAGACAGAACCTCTGTTAAGAGTTTCATTCACCTTACTTTTTTGATCCTTTGACTGGTGTGGCTTCTTGTGGGGGTTCAGACCAAGCGCCTGCCGCCTTATGAAATCTAACATGATCAAATTTTGAATTATGGGCAGCAAAAAAATGAGAAAAATGACCGGCCAATAGCTTACGATGTTCATAATTATCCACATCATGAATTGACTTTGCGGCCCATTCCATGTGCTTCTTAGAAACAGATTCATCTATTTGTTGAGGTACAGATACAGTTTCCTTCGATGCCACAGGCTTTTCTGATTGGATAACAACATCTTCCTTCTTGCCGCCGCGCATAACATCGAAACAAGCTTTTGCGATATTATCAAATTCTAGCTTATTTTTTGTGAACAATTCTGACATTTGGGAAATCCTTTCCTAATAAGTACCCAATATTTATGATTATGTAATGCCTGAGTAATCTCGTCGCTTTTGTTCAAAATAACTTTTAGTTACCTGTTCAGGAGGAATAATTTTTTTATTACTTTCAGATTCTGGCATTCTCTTTGGTCCTTCCACATCGCTTAACTGCATCTTAGTCCAATTAACCGCAATAATCTCTGTTCTATCCTTATGCACATTAGTGTAGCGATTCTTCAACTGTTTAATCTGAAACTGTCCCTCCTCCACATATTCATTCATCTCCATCGTTTCTTTCAACGGCACAATAACCAACATTAAATCGAAGGTTGCCGGTCCACCAAATGACTCGGAAACATCTGACATTTCAGGATCAGAACTGCCGTATCCTTTACGGTTCAATTGCGTGGCTGAGATAATCGGAACATTCAATTCAACACCCAATCCCCGCATCTCCTGTGCTATTGTCATCACATACGAATAAAGATCACTGGTCCGCTTCATGCGTGAGGACGCACAGATATTCAAATAATCAATATAAATGATATCCGGTTCAAAGTTTTTCTTAATCTTTAACTGGTGTATAAGATGGCGAAAATTGCCTACATGCGCTCCACCAGTGGGATATTCGTGTATAACCAAATTACCATCTGTCTTTTCTTTCAATTCTTTAATTTCATCAACAAATTGATCTTTGCTAAGGGTGTCCAAATCCTTAAAAGTTCTATTCATCAAGTTCACATCGATACGCCTGCGAATTTCAGTTTCCGCCATCTCCAAGGTAATATACAATACCTTCTTATCATCCATGAGATTGCTACCAGCACAATGACAGAGAATTAAGGTTTTACCGAAACCCACCCCACCAGCAAACACATTCAATGTTTTTGGCGGCACACCATTGTTCGTGATCTTGTCGAGATATTTCAGACCAAGACTAATGCGTTTCTGTTTCTGGTGATACAGATCATATGCCAGTTCTGCATCCTCGAAATAATCATGACCAATATGCGAGTCGAACGCTACTGCAAGTGCCTGTTGTAGAATATTTGGAATTGACGACCGTGGTTTCTTGCCCGACTTGTCGTTATAGATCGCAATAGACTCAGTCAACGCGTGATAAAGCGCCTTGTCCTGAACCCATTTCTCACTTTCAGAAATTAACCAATCAGTATCTTGTGGTTCATTGATAAGTTGAGTGGCAATATATTCCTTCGTCGCCCGAAAATCGTTTTCATTGATATCGGAACGATTCGATAAATTGATCCCTACTATCTTGAGTGTCGGACAACGATTGAACTCCTGAACATAATCATTGATTACGACAAAAGTCCAACGCTGTGCGGCGTCTTCAAAATATTCCGCTTTTAAATACGGAATAACCTTGCGACAGACCGTTTCTGAATATAGCAGAGACGAAAGTAAAATTGTTTCAAACAACAGCTACCTGTTCTTTTAGAATTGGTGCAGAACCTAACTGATATTTCTTTTCAATATATTGAAGAAAATCAGTACTTTTAATCATCTCTTCCCACATGGCATCGTTATCTAATTGCTTTCTTGTTGCCAATGCTCCTCCCAATGCAGAATAATATCCCTTGCGAGAATTAGGAACAATAAAACCACCATCCAATGCGTTTTCCCACAGACCTGACCACTTATTGATTCCATGATCGTGACGCACATTGATAGGAATCTTGCTACCTTCCTTCACCGTGCGAGATTTCTCAATCTTGATCACAAAATTATAACCTTGTAACCCATCGTCATCCTTGTCCTGCTGACGACCTACAATCCAAATGTCGTTAGCAGAGAGATAAGCGCCGGTGCCCCCCGACACGATATCTCTTGGGTACATCGTACCAATTTCTTTATAGATATGATTGATCACCACCACTGGAATATTCTTAGGAACAAACTGTGGAGTTGCCATGCGAAACACTGATTTGATTTTCTTCGCACGCGTCATGTCGGCTTTATCAGAACCTTTAATGGCATCATCAACCTCTTTCTTTGAAGCGAGGTTACCAATCGAATCAACGAGGATCATCACACGATCACCGCGCGAAATACTTTCTAGCTGCACAGCAAGATCATGTTGCAATTCATCAACATTCGTAATCGGAGAATGTATAATCGAATCCTGACTAATTCCAAATGTCTGAAAATACGATTCATTCGTGCCAAACTCAGAATCATAAAAAAGCACAACACCGTCTGGATACTTAGTCAAGTAGGACTGTGCCATCAACAGACCAAAACCAGTTTTAAAATTCTTAGAATTGCCGGTGATCATGAGTATCCCGGCCATTAGCCCACCATCAATCATACCCGACAAGGCCACATTGACCATGGGCACCGGAGTCGTAATCAACTCGCGTTGATGGTAAACCTCAGATTCGGAAAGGACACTGGCTAATTCAAGAGTGGAATTTTTTAATAATTTGTCGCGTAGAGCATTCTTTTTCATTAAATCTCTTTCTAATAATAACTTTTCTTCTCTTTTTCAATTTTGTTTTCCAAAGGAAATCGACATACGAAACTAAAGCAACCTTGGTCATTTGTCAAGTTCCATTTTTTATAGATTTTCGGAGTTTCTTGTCACTATCTAATATAAATTCCCAATCAACTCGAACAATCCCCAAATTCATATCGGCCCCTAACTCCTTCCACACTCCCGGAGTTAAGTCAATCCCTGCTTTGTTACCATGTTCATCTTCTGCTTGCGGTCGCCCTTCATCCGTTTCCCAATATGCATCATGAGTATGGTGTGGTCCCACATCATCAACTACACATTCAACAGATTTGTCACGAAAGAAAACTCGTATATTTCGCAAGTATGGCGGTAAGCGTGCGGGTAACGATGCTTTGCAACTATCAGGATCGATTTTCTTGCCGGTATAAGCCGATGTTTCGTCATCATCCTCACCAGCAAAACAAGTAGCTCGAATATTAGTAAATCTTCGTTTTAGTAAATCAGGGTCTACCATTTAGTGGATTCGATATCAGCCTCCAATTTTTTCGTTTCCCGATACACAAGAGCATCAAGCACATCAAGATGATGTATAATATTTGATTGGTGCCAATCATGCAACATTGTGTACCTAATCTGCGAAATCAAATCGAGCACAGTGTTATACTGTTTCAGTTTCTCAACATCAGTCATCACAATACTCCTTTATAAATGGTTTCCAATTTTCTCATAAACTCAGTAACTTTTGTAGTTCGATCCTCCCACATGATATATTTCTTTTCTGGATTTTTTTGAAGGTTCTTCAAGAACGGTGTGATCGTGCTATAAAGCTTATCCAACCGCGCCTGTAAATCTCGTTCTTTCTTATCTGAACTCTCTTGAGAAATTAGTGAATGTTGTTGGGCAACCTCTGTTTCATCAACAAATGAGAAACCAAAATCTCCTGCATTTAAAAAATCGTCATGTTTAATGACTGTCATGCAAACCTCGCAAACTCGCCGTGATATTTGGCAGTCGCTTCTTTACGAATCTGAATTGCCTCTTTTTTTGTTTCATATCCACCCAAATATTTATTCTTTTTATTAACTTGAATAAACACAGTCCATTTTTTACTTTTTTTATTCCAACTAATTCCTTTATATCCTGATGTATTATTTTTTGGTTTTTTACTATTCCACCCATTCTGTTGAGTTGTTGCCTCGCGTAAATTACACCATCGATTATCATCTTTTATACCATTAATATGA